CAGCGATTTCTCTATTGAACATTGATGGCGTAACGACAACTGACGCTGCTATCGTTGAACTTCACTATCCGTTTGTTTGATAGAGGAACATAACAATGGACCCGATGTTGCATGAGCATTACGATGAAAGCGATGTATTTACGCTTTCAAATTCTGCTATCGTGCGTAACAATTTCCGCGAAGATGCTGATGTAATCTTTCTGGCACGCCAGCTTGACTATGTGCGCGCCAATACTTACGATCGGCAGCTGCCAGCCACTAACGCTGATGCGCTAGTGCCAGATGATACTAGCGTTCCTGAGTGGGCTGAGACTGTAACTCAGTATGCTTACGATATGGTTGGTATGGCTAAGGTTATCAGCAACTATGCTGATGATCTCCCGCGCGCGGACACTCGCGCAACTCAGCGTAGCGTTACTGTAAAGACGCTGGGTGACAGTTACGGTTACAACATTAATGAGTTGCGGGCCAGTAGAGCCACTGGTGTTGGACTCGATGCGCGTAAGGCTGCGGCTGCTAGGCGAGCTATGGATCTCAAGATGATGTCCATTAAGCTCAATGGCGATGCGCAGTTTGGTTTGAATGGATTGTTTACCCATCCAAACGTTCCTGTATTGGTGCTAACTAATACTGGTGACTGGGCTTCGCTTACTGGTGATCAGATTCTGGCTAACCTTAACCAGTGGGTCGTTGCTTACCAGAACCAAGCAAAAGGAACGCATAATCCGACGCATCTTGAATTGGCGCCGAAAGCCTACAATGCTGCGGCTACAAAGTTCATTACTGCATCGGGCGGCACAGTTCCCATTACTCCTCTGCAATGGTTCCGCGGCAACTACCCTGGAATTACTGTAGAGAATATCTGGGAGCTTACAAACGCTGCTACGGCGGGCACCAAAGACCTTGGTTTGCTCTATGAGCGTAACGCAGATAACATTTCCCATATGTTTGTGATGCCTTTCTCGCAGCTACCTGCCGAGGCCCGCAACTTGGAAATCGTTACTGATTGTGTTGCGCGTAGCGGCGGTGTGAACATTTACTATCCGCTTGCGTTGCTTTCTGCACTGACCACCTGAGGAAACTGTAATGTTTAATATCACGAACAAAACCCAGCGTCTCATTACGACGCATCTCGGCGATATGCTTCCGCCAGGAGTAGCAACTCCAGTTTCGGAAGTAACGATGGAGAACCCGCAGATGCAAGAATGGGCAGCTGCTGGCCATATTGAAGTTGTCGAGATTCAAGATCCACCACCACCGGAAACTCTTGCTGGCGGAATGGCTCGCACTAAGACTGAAGAAACTAAGCCTGCTGTTGCAACTGTGAATACTAAGGCATGAGCGGATCAGAAACAACGTATGAGGTTACGAATCAATCAAGTCGTAGCTTCATCTTTGGGGAGTTGACTATACTCCCTCATGTTCCTTTGCAAGTGAGTGAGGAGCAGAAAGGTATTATTGAAGCTTCGCACTACAGCGAATACTTTACATTTACTGTGGTGGAGCCGCCGTTGCAGCGCCAGGAGCAAGACACTAAAGAATGAGTGATCCTTTCGTCCCACCGGACTATTGGATAAACGTTAAGGCAATACTGCAGCTTTTCTATCCGCAGTATTTCGATCCTGAGCATCCATCATATGTCGATCCGGTTTTGCTTGATCAATTGTTATTGATCGCGGAACAATTCCGTCCATGGTGTCTTCCTGAAGATCGCGCTAACTTTGCGCAAGCTATGTATGTGGCTTACTTGATTAGTGTTCAACAGGAAACTGCTTCTGGCGAAATAACGACACCAGTTGCCGGGCCTATCACTTCTGAAAAGGAAGGTGACATAACTGTTATGTATGCGACATCACCGGGCGGCACCACCCAAGTGAGTCAACGTCCATCGTCTGATCCTTGGGATGCTTGGAATAGACTATATCAAATCTGTGCTAAGGGAGCTATCACAACTCGTTTTGGCAGACCAGTAGGTGGTTAAGGTTGTCGACAAAGATAAGGGATGGAAGCGTATTCAAATTGATGTTAAAAGTTTGAATGGTCGTTCAGTCAAAGTTGGCATTATTGGCAACCAACAAGTCGATGGGGTGTCCGTGGTTGACTATGCAATGTATAACGAATTTGGAACCTCGCGTATCCCTGCTAGACCTTTCATGTCTAAGACTGCTGAATTACACACCAAAGATATAATTCAATTTGCTGAGCATCTATCTGGTCGTTTGATTGACGGAAAAATTGGACCGACAAAGGCTCTACAGAACATAGGCGAGCAATATCAGAAGTATATAAAGCAAACAATACGTGATGCTAAGAGTTGGGCAGCGCCTAACGCTGACTCTACAATAGAGCGGAAAGGTTCATCTTCGCCATTGATTGATACTGGCAGGATGATCAATTCAGTTAGCTATGAAGTAACATGACCACTTCGTTTCGTCGCCCATTCACTGTTATTAAGCGCGACATCGGAGAGATCATTAATGGCAAGTATATGCTTGCGGAGGATACTGGAGTTCTGATTACTGTAATGGCTACTGTCCAAATGCCTAATGTTGGCGATCTGATGAAGATCGAAACTACATCTTTTGGTAGGCGGGCCAGTAGATACATAAAGATTTATACAAACACTAGACTACGTTGTGCTAATCAAGAGATTGCTCCTGGCCGGGAACGTTACGCGGGAGACTTGTTTATCTACGATGGGTCGCAATATCTGTTGTTCGGAGAATCAGATTTCACAATGCTGGCTCGCTCTCGTAACACTCAAGTATCGCATTGGAGATACTATGCTTGTGAAGCGATAGAGCAGATGGCATTGGACAATGCGCCTTGATAGATAAGCTATACTCATTGATCAATGAAGCGTCAAAGCGTCTTGGCCCTGATTGGACTATAATATTTGCGAACCAGAACGCACCGCGTCCAGTCAAACCTTACATAGCTTTGAACGTTCTGTCTGTTGATATTCCTGATCACGTTATCTACTCAAAACTCAATTCCAATCTAGAACAAACCGTTTCTGGTTGGCGTAAAGCTGAAGTGGAACTGCAAATCTTTAACGGTATCAGTTCATTGGTGACCGTTAATACTTTATCTCTGGTTTTACAAACTGAAAATTTGCTAGAATATCAGCAGCAGTTGGATTGTTCGATTGGGCAACGATTGTTCATAGGTTATGTCCCCGAATTGATTAACCTATCGCAGTTTGAAGGTAGGGGCATTTACCAATTCTCATTCTTCTATACTGAAGAATACACAGAGGTAATCAGCGCGATAGATCAGACCATAATTCATGGAGACTATATTGGTAGTCTAACTGATTTGACTTGCGATGAAATAGTAACTGGACCCCATTGGGACATTGCTATTGGCCTCGGAACATTCGGACCATTACGCGCTAGTGGCTCGTCATAACCCATAAGGAACAGTCATGGCTAATATTGATCGTATCGTTAACGTCCAAATCTCGCTACAGACCGCAGCGGTAGCAGAGTCAACATTCTCTGATCTGCTATTGTATGGAGTGTTCACTCCTATAAGCGGCGCCAAAGTGGGTATCATTACTGATGTACAAGATCTTGTCGATGATTATGGAGTGCTAACCTCATCGGCAATCTATAAAGCAGCATCGGTATTCTTCAGTCAGATACCGCACCCTCCGCAATTGTACATCGGACTTTCTACTGGCACTGCTGATCCGACCAGTGATCTAACGGCGATCAAAGCAGAGAACAATAACTGGTATGCTTGGTGTAATGTCGATCATTTGGAAACGAAGGTAGTGCCAGGAGCGATCTGGACTGAAGCGAATGACAAGCTATTTGTAACGACATTGAGTAACACAAACAACTCCTCTGCAGCTGCTGGTGATACTACCTCGACAGCGCACCTCCTAATGGCGGGGAATTACTTCCGCACCGCTTGGTGGTATGATACTAACCTACTCAACTTCCCTGATGTAGGTATTACTTCTAAGAGTTTTACTGTTAATCCTGGTGGTGAGACTTGGGCGAATCAGAGACTTGATGGCGTTAACTTTATGCCATTGAGTGAAACACTTGCAAAGAATATTAAAGATAAGAATGGTAATACTTTTGAACAGTTTCGCAATATCTCGATGACCTATAACGGCAAGACTGCTGGTGGCGAATGGATCGATGTGATACGCTTCCGAGATTGGTTGTGTGAAGAAATTAAAGTGCGCATCTTCCAGAGGATGGTAGATCGACGCATCCCCTATACTGATCCTGGGATAGCCGTTATTCATTCGGAACTAATTGCATCTCTTGAGTTTGGTAGAGATCGCGGCGGTATCGCGCCACCAGAAATTACTGCAGATGGTAAGCTAGTTCCAAGCTATACTACCAGCGTGCCCCTATCCACTAGCATTTCGCCGAATGTAAAAGCTAGTCGTGTTCTACATGATGTATATTTTACTGCTAGGCTTGCTGGCGCTATCCATGCTGTGGAAATCAAGGGCGCACTAACCTATGAGCTACTGCCAGTAGCCCAAGTCCCAGTTATTGCCTAAAGGAGCAATATAAATGTCAGTGGTGCGGACCTATAATCCCTCGCGCGTAATGGTTATTATGAATGGGTTCCCTATGTCTGGTTATGCAGACGGAACCTTTCTCAATATCACTATGGCTGCCGATGGCATTACTACCCAAGTCGGCGCTGATGGTGAAATTGCGCGAGCAGTAAACACAGATCGTCGCTGTACAGTAACTGTTACGCTACAGCAGACTAGTCCAGCCAATGCGTTTCTGTCTGGTCTATTTGAACTTGATTTGATGTCCTGTGGAGGCTCTATCGGTCCAATCATGGTGCAAGATTTGTGCGGGACTACATTGTTTATGGCTCCGCAAGCATGGGTAGTTAAGCCTGCTGATATAGAGTTCAGCAAGGAGGTATCTACGCGCGCGTGGCAAATTGAAACCGGCACTCCAGCAATTTATATGGTAGGTGGACAAGCATAAATGGCTGGTGGCAGACATGTATTTGAGTTTGACAACGGGAACAAATTTTACATTCGCAGATACGAACCATTCTTGTCTTTGGAAATATTGGGCGAAGTTCAAAAGAAATTTCTGCCGCCGTTGGCTTCGTTAATGGAAGCTAATGATCCTACCCAAGATATTGAAACTAGAATGGAGTCCGTAACGAAAGCAGTTGAAGCAGTATCGCGCAGCCTAGATGGTAAATCGCTAATTGCAATGGTTAGACTTGTGCTTAATCCGCTATATGTTTCTGTTGAAATACAATCCGAACCAGCTGTACAATTGGATGAAGCTGCAGTAAATCGGTCCTGTGAAGATGTGGCTGATGTTATTAAGTTAGTGATTGAAGTATTGAGGTATAATTACGAAAGGCTTTTTACGCAAGGCAGAATCCTTATTGGACAGGGCCAGTCGGCACAAACGATCCAATAGGGGTTCTGCGTGAAGACTTCACTAATGAATTGATAATATGGAGACCAATACTTGAAGGTTTGGTTAGCATTGGCGAAGTGAAGCGGGGAGACGTAGACATTATTGATTTGCTAAAGTTGAATGCGCTAATGGATATGCGTTCTGCTGCGGAGCGCCGCGAATACGAGCGCGCCAGGAGCAAAGCATAAATGGCTATTGTTCGTGAACTTACAACTGTATTAGATTTCAAAGTTGATAAGAGTGGTTTCAATCAATTTGAAGCAGCAATTAACCAGGTTAAATCCTCACTTATTTCCCTTGGTAAAATATTTGGCGTAGTGTTTGCTGCAGATAAGCTTTTTGAAGTTGTTGATGGAATTTTCAAAGCTGGCAAGGAGGTTAATAAACTCACATATCAAATTGGTCAGCTAGCAAGAAGTGGCGATGATGCCGCTGCTGCTACTGAAGGCGTATTTGAAATTGCGCAAAAAACAGGCGTTGCGTATACAGATGTATTAGATACATACAAAGAATTTCTTAATGAAAGTAAGGAAAGTGAAGTAAGTCAGACCCAACTGTTACATACAGTTGAGAATATTTTTACAAGTATGAAGCTGTTTGCTTCTAGTGCAGAACAAATGAAGGAGGTTACACGCGCATTTAATTTAGGATTTAGGCGCGGTGCTATTGGCATTCGTCAATGGGGTTTGATAGTTGATGAAGCTCCAAAGATTGCGGATGCTATTGTTTCTGCAAATAATCTCGGCGAACATGGTCGAGAAATCTTGCAACAGATGGCTAAGGATGGGAAACTAACAGCAGACTTTATTGTCAAAAGTCTTGGCAGATCAATTGATTCTCTTGATAGACAATGGGAAAATAGACCATTAAAGTTAGCTGATGCACTTACTTTTGCCTGGAATGCTGCTGTTAAATTATCAGCACGTATTCAGAAACTATTGGGCATGACTACGTTCATGGCCAAAGAGTTTCTAGCAGCAAGCAAATGGGTTATTAGTCAAGTTGAAAGAATATCAGATAAGCTTGGTGGTCTTGCAAAGACACTTGAAACGATCGGTTGGCTTGTTGCAATAACATTAACCCCTGCTCTCTTGAAACTGTTTCAAATAATAGCAATTGGCACTGCTCGTTGGTTAGCAAGAAACCTTTTGATCATAGCATCCTATCTTGCTATGGCAGTGGCGGTTGCTGGTATATTTCTTGCTATTGAAGATATCAGCGTATGGATGCGTGGCGGTAAATCTGTTCTAGGAGATTTCTTAGGACCATTTGATAAATTTATGGAGGATTTTAACAAGCTATTTGATGAATCAGCAGTAATGGCGCCCTTCAAGGCATTCAAATTATTTCTTGAAGGAGACTTTGTTACTGCTTGGGAAAAAGTTAAACAAGCAATGGGAGATACTATTGGTCAAATTGGTTTGATTATTATTGCACTTGGTATTGGTTGGATTGGATTTAGGCTCTGGAATACACTACGTTTCTTTGGTCTTATTGATGCATTAACTGGCGTGGTAAAAGTCCTTGCTTTGATATCTAGTGGCGCTCTTGAAGCAGTTGCTGCTATGATAAGACTTGCGAAAATCAAAACTCTAATGATGCTAGGGCCAGTTGGCATGGCCGCGGTTGCTGCGATGTCAGCTTGGGAAGCCTTGACTAGCGGTAAAGAAGGAACAATTGTTAAGCCGGCAGATACCAATATTGCTCCGCCTCCATTGACGTATCCTGATAATGGTAGAAGTTGGTTAATGGACCAAATCAAAGGTGGTTTGGGTTGGATAAAGTCTTTTGGCCCTGGTATAGTAACACCACAAATAACTCCTGGCCAAATAACTCCTGGTGTTGGAGCTACAGCCGCGCCAGGAGCGACAGTACAAAACAATATAGGCATTGGTGGAGATCAAAAGAATAATATTGTTATACAAATTGATCCTACTCTTCAGATTGCTGAGATGCTTAGAAATACAATGGAAGATGTATTAGATAAAATTATGCGCGATGCTAGAAATGCTAGTCCATTGTTGGAGACCTCTCATCAATGAGTGGCACTATTAATAGTGTTGTGACTATGTTTTTCAAAAATAAAAGCACAGTAGGCTTTCTATCACTTGATGCATTGGTTAATGAAAATATCAAATTGCCATCTGATGTAACTAAGTATCCTGTTGAAGATGGTGGTGAAGAAATCAGCGATCATATTACTCGTAATAATGAGGAGCTTTCTATAACTGGATCAGTGTCATCTTCAGATATACTTTCTTTTGAGTTTGGTTCTTGCACTACTAAATTGATCAAAGCAGTAGATCAATTGCGTTCGATGCACAAAGAAAGGAAACCAATCACTGTTGTTACTGGCCTAGGCAAATATGAAGATATGGCATTTACTAGTCTTTCTGTTACTCGAAGCAATGGTGCTAATGGTGGTGGTTGGCTGGACATTAACGCTGATTTACGCAAGATAAAGAAAGTTTCACTTAAACAGGCGGAATTACCGTCGGAGAGATCAAAAAATGGTAAAACAGGAAAAACAGATAAGAGTTCTGGTACAAGTAGTAAAGAACAATTTGGTCCACCAGATTTGGAGAGTAAAGCCCATGTGCTTAAAAATGGCGCTTCTCAAATGTTTCCTGAAACAACAAAGAGTTTAGGAGATTTTGTTACTAAATTCCTTGGTGGTAAACCGTGATAGTGCTACCTGTTGCAGACTTTAACAGCCAATCTTTGGAATGTGTACTTGATGATGAATTATTTTATCTTATTATAGATTGGAATGATGAAGGTGAATACTGGGAGATGGGGTTGCGCAATTCTGCTTTTATAACTTTGGTAGATGGAATATGTATGGCTCCGAATTATTTGTTGCTTAATAGATTCAAGTATTCTGATATGCCAATAGGTGATTTGCAAGTATTATGTAACTCAGATCGTAATGGGCCTCCTCCTCGTGATGGATTTGCTACTAAAGCTTATCAATTGATTTATCTAACTGGTGAAGAAATATTGGCAATCAAAAATGCTTTTTGATAGAGTATATCGTTTGTTGATTGGGAAAAAAGGTTCCAATAATGGAATTGAGATAGAGAGCCTACGCATCAATTTCAGCATTCAAAAGACATGGGACAAAAACCCTAACAATAGCAAAATACAAATATGGAATTTGAATAAATCCTCGCGTGAGGAGTTAGAGAAACCTGATACTCGGGTATTATTGTATGCTGGATATGCCGAGGATGCAGGACCATTATTGATCTTTCAAGGAGATATAGCATTTGCTTGGAGTAAGTTTGATGGGCCGGATATCATTACAGAATTTGATCTTAAAGATGGACTTAAAGAAATACGTGATACGACAATATCAGTTGGCTATAACAAAGGCGTTAAATCAACTCAGGTTCTTAATGATGTGGCAAAGAAGATGGAAGTTCCATTAACCTTAGCAAGTGATGCACCTACGCGCGAATGGCAAAATGGATTATCCCATCATGGTTCTGCTAGGGGATTACTTGATAAAGTTGCTAGAGCAACTAATCTTGAATGGTCAATACAAAATGGTAATTTGCAAGTCTTAGAAAGAGGTATGGTTACTACTAGACAAGGATTTGATATTTCACAAGATTCAGGAATGGTTGGTTCTCCTGAAAGTAAACGAGAAGCAGAAGCGCAAAAAGGGGGAGGATCAAAGAAAAGCAAAGGCAAACAACCAAAGAAATATTGGTATGGTTGGGAAGTAAAGACTTTGTTAATACCAACATTGCTTCCTGGGGATCGAGTGATATTGAATACCAAAACAGTTGAAGGAGTATTCCGTATTGAAGAGTTAACTCATACTGGAGATAACTGGGATGGAGATTGGCAGACTCAATTAACTTTGGTTGATCCTGCCAAGCCTATTGGAAATAAAAATGCTTCTAAGGGTGGTAAATCGCCTCGTGGAGATGCCGCATTAGAAGATGCTGCTGAAGATGCAGGATTATTCGATTGACTGATTTAGCATATACTGTTCAGCGTATTATTGAGTCTATTTTGTCGGATATCAATACATCAACTCCTGGGGTGATAGTATCCTATGATGCGGCTAAAAACCGGGCTATTGTTAAGCCTGATATTCCTAAGTGGTTGGCTGATGATGATGAATTGGCAACTCCTAAGATCGTTGAAGTGCCAATATTATGGCCAGCTTCTTCTGGTGGAAAGACTTCTTTCACTATGCCTTTGAAGGCTGGTGATGGGGTAATGCTGATGTTCACTCAACGATCCTTGGAAGGATGGTTGTCTGGTAGTAAAGAAATGCCTGATGATCCTCGACAGTTTGATCTATCAGATTGTATTGCTATACCTGGACTCCAATCGAGCGGCATTAGTGCTGATGTTGATGATGTAGTATTGAAGTTTGAAAAGTCTGAAATGCGTATCAAGAAAGATGGAACAATAAGCATTAAGACTGATCAAGCCGAAATCAAAATGACGAGCGATGGAAAGATTGATATTACTGCGCAAGATAAGGCTTCATTGAATGGAGTTGAAGTAACAGTTAAAGGTCAAACTAAAGCAACTATAGATGCGCCTTCAATAACACTTGCTGGTAATGTGCATATACTTGGCGATTTGACTGTTGATGGGGACCATCCGTAATGGTATCTACAATTGATATTACCAAACCAGTTCAAGGTAGTCCGACAACTGACTCTGTGCGGACTAACTTTCAGCGTGCATATAATGAAATAACTGCATTGCAAAATTTGTCTAATTCTTACTTGCCGATAGTAGGTGGAATCGTTGATAATCTAACAATTAACCATGAATTTTATATTGGTAATCCAGTTGGTTCGTATGTGTGGGCATCTACTGATTTTAATGCTATGCCCACTATTCAACTTAATAGTTCTCCTACTGATTCTGGTTCACTAATTGTAATTAGTAAGGGTGACAAAAGAAGATGGATAATTCAAAGTGGAACCATTGGCGGTAATGATGAAACGGGAACTGGCAATGTAGGCTCTAATCTAACGATCAATAGCTATGATGATGATGGACTTAATTTAGGAAATATTCTAACGATAAATCGTTCCACTGGATTTTCAAGTTTCAAAAAGAGTGTTTATTTTGAATCTGATATTAGAGTCGGCACATCTACTTCGCAAAAAGCAATTAAGATGGTTGGCGCGGCAGGACAGGGGCGTCCGATTCAATGGATAACTGGAGATGCTGATCTTGCTAGTGGTATGCGTTGGCAAATCGGTTTGACTTCTACGGCTGAATCTGGTTCAAACGTTGGCTCTGATCTTGTTATTCAACGTTTTTCTGATGTTGGTGTAGCGTTAACCCCTCATGCATTTACTCTTAATAGAGCTACTGGATTATTGACTTTAAGTTGTGGTCTTAGTCTTGCTGCTACGGTTGCCAGTTCTGTTACTGATCTTTCTAAGCATATTCAAATTTTGACTGGTTATGGTATTAATTATACATCTGGCAGATTAAACTTGGTCGGCGGCTCTAATAACGTAGCCATTGTTATTGGTGGCGTGGATAGAATGCTAGTATCTGGCGTTGCTGCTAGATTTGGTGATGGCGCGTCAGCTATGGCATTGCAACTTAATGGAGCGTCAGCAACTTCTAGGTCAATTGCATTTTTAACGGGTGGTTTAAGTCGTTGGTCATTAATAACGCCAACAGCAGGAGCAGAATCCACTGGTAATGTTGGAACAGATTTAGCATTGTATCGTTTTGATGATGCTGGCACTTTTATAGGAGCAATATTCACAGTCACCCGCTCTACAGGAATTACAGTATTCAATAATGATTTGACTACTAATGGTTGGCTTACTGCTGGAACAAATACAGTATCTGGTGCAGTAATCATCAATGGTCCTGCTACATCCGGTAGACAAAATAGATTTCAAACGGCTGGGTTAGACCGTTGGAGATTAGGTTTAACAACTGCTGTGGAAAGTGGTTCTAATGCAGGATCGGATTGGATACTACAGCGTTATGCAGATGCAGGAACTTTAATTGGAACTGCATTTACTATTAGTCGTGCATCAGGTTTAATGACACTTAGTGGTAATATGATTGCTACAGCATTTTTGGCTGGTAGTGCAAGTGGCCCCACTTGGTCAACTGGAACTGGCGCGCCATCTGGCACTGCACCAATTGGTTCGATGTATTCAAGAACAGATGGAACGGTAGGAGCTACATTATATGTGCGTTCTACTGGTAGTGTATGGACACCAATAGCAGGAGTTTGAATATGTTTGATAATGTTCAAGAAGAACCACGTAATATTGATTCCAATACTCCAATTGCAGTTACTATGACAGCTATGCAATGGGCAATGATCACGGATGGTATTAGAGAGCTACCATTCAAAATTGCCGCACCACTACTACAGGAAGTTACTCGCCAACTAATGGAAGCAACCAAGCCAACACAACCACCAGCTATAGAGTAATTGCTATGAGTTTACTTGGCATTATCTTAATCGTTTTACTAATAGTGTTATTGTTTGGCGGCTATGGTTATCGTGAAGGTTGGCATGCCAACTATCCTTATTTTGGTGGTGGTATAGGTGTTATTGGAATTATTCTAATTGTGCTGCTTATACTGTTGCTGTTTGGTAGACTATGAGTGAATCGCAAGGCAATTATGATCTAGCACTATCTCGGAAAGATCACGACATGTTCTTTCCGATCATATCATCAGATCAAGATACTGCCTTTACGATTTGGGACTTGCTTGAAACGAATTGGGACCTCCGTGAAACGACTTGGGATTTGCATACGATTCAAACAAATCGTGTCTACTCTATACTGCCAATCAATGGCGCGGATAAGGTTGCGCAGCAGATCAAAATTACGCTTCTGGCGTTTTTAGGCGAATGGTTTCTCGATGTCACTTTTGGTATGCCTTACTTGGAAGAAATCCTCGTCAAGAACCCTCATATGCCTAGTGTTGAAACTATAATACGCGCTCATATCAATAACGTTCCTCACGTTATCCGTATTGAATCGTTCGCTATGCAATTCAATAATACTGCCAGAATGTTATATGTAGACTTTACTGCCCACACTGACTATGGCCCTGTCAAGGACTCAGTCAAATTGAATACGGTAACCAATGTCTGAAACTCTTTATGGCGTCCTGCCAACAGGCTTTACTCGGATGCGCTTGCCAGAAATCAGGCAGGCCATTATTGATTCATTACAATCTAAGACCCAGCTTACATTTGAGACTAGACCTGACTCTATAACCGGACAATTCATCGATGTATTCGCGGAACGTGAAGCGGCAGTATGGGAACTTGCGCAGTTTGTTTATCACGCTATGTATCCTATTTCTGCTTTTGGGGTTAACCTTGATCACTCAGTCTCATTTGCCGGTGTAACACGTCTATTCGCTCAGCCATCTTATGCTTGGGTTAATTTGTATGGTGTACAAGATACCTTAATAGAAACTGGAGCGACGGTAAGAGATACAACCAATAGAGATTACATACTACAAAGTAATGTAACGATAGATGCTAATGATTGTGGTGATATTCAGTTTGCGGTTGACAACGCTACACTTGGGCAAACCTATACTATAACCCTAACTAAATCCGGTGAGCCGATTATACATGCTAGTTATGTCTGTGCTACTGGCGATACAAATGTATTCATCGCCCAGCAGCTTGCTGAGCAATTGTTACTTGGAATTAACTTTGTAATCGTTCATGATGGCGCGACTGTTAGGGTATATCGGCTCGATGGCCTTAACTTCAAAGCTACAAAGTCTAACGGTATATCCATTGTGTTCCTAGGCACAACTGGCTTCGTTGCTTCGATCAATCTCGGGCCTATGGAGATACTAGCAGGAACAATAACCACTATCGTTACAATGCAAGATGGATGGGATAGCGTTTACAATGTTGCTGCCGGACAATCAGGAAGGTTCACTGAGACTGATGATCAGTTAAGGCTACGTTATCCTGCTGGCGTCTATCGGCTCGGCGCCGCAACTATCAACTCTATTAAAGCTAACCTCATAGAAACGATAATGG